CGTCAACGAAACTGTTCCTCGTTTTTACGCTGAGCAATGGACAATTGACGATCTAAGGAGCAGGCTGGAACGCTGGCACTCACCAAGACGGGCTGAGCTGATTGCTACAACGGAAACAACAAGGGCGGTTGTTGAAGGGGAGCGTGCAGCGGTTGAGCAAATGACAAAAGAAACTGGCATTGAGTTAGTACCAATTTGGCTGACTGCAAACGATGAAATGGTTTGCCCGGTTTGCGGCCCGCGCCACAAGAAGCCAATTACTGATGGCGTTTTTCCTCCTTTGCATCCTCGATGCAGGTGTATGAGTGCTTATGAGCCAAAGAAGGCGAGCAGATGATGCCTGGAGGGTATAATGGATATTAGCATTCGTGTAGAAGGTGCTGAGGAATTGATTGCTAAGCTGACAAAGCTTGAGCAGATGACGCGGGTAAAAGCCGTCATTGCTAATCAAGCGCGCTTTCTTCAGGGCAAGCTGCGGGAATATCCGCGAAAATATCCAATGGCGAATCCGCTTATCCGTTCGAATGAGCGGGTGAGGAAAGGCTTCTTTTATCATTTGAAGCGTGGGGATATTACCGTGCCATATAAGCGCGGTGGGCCTGGAAGTGAAAAGCTCGGGTCGCGCTGGGCAGTTGAGATGCGTAATACTGGGTGGACTGCGGTAATTGGCAATAATGCCAGTTATGCACAATTGGTGCAAGGTTCTAAGCAAACTGCACAGCACATTGCGAGTGGCTGGTTGAATGTAGACACAGCAGCGAGAGTTTACGCTCCACGTATTGAGCATGAAATTATGAGGGCTTTAGAACAAGAGGTGGCAAATGTCTGAGCTATATAGAATTAAGATACAGGTTCCTGAGGGGATAATCGAGCGTGAGGATGACACCGAAAAGCGCATGAAGGCTGACGGCGATTATGTTGAAACGGGCTGGCGTGTGCTTGGTGTTCCTTTTGGGGGTCCAATAGACGGGCGCGATTTGGATGGTGAAGCTTTTACACCTGAAACGGACATTTGGCTAAAAGTTGGTGATAAAGTAAACTTAACATATTATCACGGCTTCGATCCTGATACAATTGGTAAGAAGCAGAAAATACCAGCGCTTATCGGCAGGGCTACTTATATTGGAGCTGATGAACGCGGGCATTGGTTTGAGCCTGCATTGGACATCGAAGAGCCGTTAGCGCAACGGCTGATGAAGGCAGATATAACAGAGCTGCGGGCGTCGAGCGGGGCAATAAATCATCTGGTCAGAAAAGATGCGGGCGGGCTAATAAGCGTGTGGCCGGTCGGTGAGCTTGCGCTATTTGATATCAATGAGTGGCGACTACCAGCGAACGATTTCGCTGTAATCGAAGCGAAGACTGAGAAAATCGCGGAGGCAATCCCGGAGGCTGAGGAATCAGCGGTGGATGCGGTCGAGGAATCGGTTGAAGCTGATAATAAATCAATTTCAATAATTCCTATGGAGGAAAATACTATGGACGAAGAAAAAATCGTCAAAGAAGAGGTAAAGGCTGAAGAGCCTAAAGTGGATATCAAGGCAATTGCCGATGAAATCCGCAAGTCGATTGTAGAAGAGCTGAAAGCAGAGCCCGGAGTAGAGCGTGGCGAGAGAACTGTAAAAGCACCTGCTGTTATTGACGGCTTGGGCGAGAAGGATTATAAGAGCGCATTCTGGAACTATGTGCGCACTGGTGATGAATCCACTATCCGTAAGGCAGCGAAAGCCGCATTGCAGGAAGGCGCGCCAACCGAAGGTGGTTATCTCGTTCCTGATGATGAATATGGTTCTATTATCGCTAAACGTGATGAAGAATCAATCATCAGCCGGCTTGGCTTGATGCGTGTTACCACAAATCGGGATAAATACAACTTCCCGGCTGAGGATACAAGCCTTCCGATGTTTGATATCATATCAGAAGAAGGGCCGATTAGTGATGCTGAAGACGAGCCGACTTTTGGGCAAGTTGTAGTTAATATCTACAACTTCAAAAAGTTAATCAAGATTTCAGAAGAGCTGTTGGAAGATGAAAACAGCAATTTGGAAACATTCCTGAACAACGCAATCGGGCGGGCTGCAGCTGACACCGAAAACTATTATGCTTTACTCGGTTCTGGAAGTGGTCAACCGCAGGGTGCGTTTGTAGGTGGAACTGCTGGGCTATCGCTCGATGCTGCTACTGCTATTGCACCTGCTGAAATTCCTGAATTGATGGGGAAGCTTGGCTCACCTTATCATAACGGCGCCGTTTGGGTAATGAATCCTGCTACTTGGTTCTACCTGAAAGGGATTACCGGTAATCAGTTCGTCTTCACAAGCGGTGTTGCCCGGTTGAGCGGTACTGTAGACGGTCCAACGCTGGAAGGCTATCCTGTGATATTGAATAGCAATGTGCCAGCAGTTGGCGCATCTGCTAAATCGCTGCTGTTTGGCAATTTCAGCTTTATGGGCTTTGTGACCAATCGCGGGTTGAGAATCCGCCGCTTGAATGAGCTGTATGCTGGTAATGGGCAGGTTGGCATTTTGGCAACCTATCGCTTTGGCTGTGCAGTTCTGCAGGCTGAGGCGTTCCAGTATGCAACTCATGCTGCATCTTAGCCTGAATAACTAACGAGGCGGAGGCGCTGTGAAACCAACTGGGGAATTGAAAAAGATCCACGAAGGACATGATAAGCAGATAGTGGCTTCCAGCGCCTCTACTGGTAATAAAGTGAAAGTATTATTGTTCTGCCCGACCTATAAGCTGGCAAGCGGGGAATTAGCAATTCATAATGAAACGCTGAAAAGCATTGAAGGCTTGAGCGTTCCAGATAATGTTGAGCTTGAAATTGAGATAAGCACTAAAAATCCCAATCCGATTATTGGAGAGCGTAGAGTAGACCACGAGAACACGCTTTACCAATATCGCTATGCAAGGCAGCGCATTATCTGCGGGGATTATGAATACTTGTTCACAATTGAACACGATATGATAATTCCTGAGGATGCGCTGGTAAAGATGCTGGCAACGGATGCGGATGTGGTATATGGGCTTTATCTATTCCGTAAAAACAAGCCGATTCTAAATGCGCTTCGCAAAGTAAATTCCAAGTGGCCTGATATGAGCTTGAGCTTATTCCCTGATATTGTAAAGAAGGCAAAGGCGCAAGGCTGGATAGAAGTAAGCGGAGCGGGCTTTGGCTGCACGCTAATTAAAAGGTGTGTGCTGGAAAAGATAGATATGCACCGAAGCGAACTTGACGGATATCCATCTCCCGACATGCCATTTGCTGCTGACTGTATGAGGAACGGCTTCAAGCAGGTTTGCCGTTTTGACGTTATTTGCGGGCATATAAAGCCTAATGGTGATATACTAATACCATTCAAGAGAGGTGAAGCTATGAGCGAATCTATAAAAATTTACGTAATGCGCAGTTTTAATGCCAATATTGGCGGCAAATCCGTGCCATATAAAGAAGGCGATACTGCTGAAATGCCAAGTGAGTATGTGGATGATTATGTGCGCTGCGGATATATCACCTATGCAGAAGAGCCTGCGGTGAAGATAGCCAATAAGCCAAAAGTAAAGGCTACTAAAACAGTCAAGAAGGTTGAGGAAGCCGAATGAGCTACGCGAACCTGATTAACCTAAAAGATTACTTAGGAATAAGCATCGGTACAACCAATGACGACGGTCTGCTTACTGACCTGCTAACTCGCGCTGAAGGCATCATTGACGCTTACACCGGAAGGCGCTTTGAGGCTGAAACGGCAACCAAGTATTTCACCATAGACGATGTAGACGGACAGGATTTGAACTTGTGGGGTTATGACCTGCTGACTGTTACCAAGCTGATAAATGGTGACGGCGTTGAGATTGCTTCCGGAAGCTACCGACTATATCCGCGCAATGATAATCCAAAATGGATGATCAGGTTAGATGAAGACCAATCTTGGAACTTTACTGATGCCGATAGCGAAATTAGCGTTGCTGGCACATGGGGTTATGCTGCAACCGCTCCGGCTGATATCACTCACGCCTGCATAAGGCTTGCAGCTTTTCTATATCGCCAAAAGGACACGTCCGCTGATTTAGATAGACCAATGGTTACGGGTGATGGCGTAACGATCATGCCAAGCGGATTGCCTTCGGATGTGCAAAGGTTACTTGACCGATATAAAAGGCGGGCGGCATTATGAGCGTAATAACTGATGTGTACGCAGCGCTTGAAGCTAAATCTGTTACAACGGCTTCCGGCAAAACGCCGCGTGTGTTCGGGCTTGACGAATTGCCTGAGAATATCACAACCTCGCACTTGCCTTGCCGGCTATTGTTGCCAGTAGGGGGCAATCCGGGTGAAGGCAGGGATTTATCTTTCATCGCGATCGGAACTGGCGTGACAATTAACTGGCAGAT